GACTTAGGACGCCCAGATCTAACGAGATGCTCCCTGTCAGCGATTGGCTTTTCGCCGCGTTTAAGGAAGCACTTGAGAAGGGAACCCTCACCGCTTGCCACTGAAGGCGGCGGATTGGCTTTCACCACATACCCCTTTACCTGGGGGGAATGGGTGTTCGGGCTCTGCCGTTGACTGTCGTAGCCAACAAACGAAACCCGACCCAACACAGACGAACTCTGGCTTACATACGGGTATTTTCCACCTAAAAGACGGTCGATCCCGCTGTCTAACCAGAAAGCAGTCTTCCACATCCCCGCCTCGTACAGGCGGTTCCGCAGGCTAACTGTGGCAATCGTCTCGTCGACATCTGTCAGTGAGGAAGGGAATAAACTCCGAACCCGGACGATGGAAACGTCCGTGCCATCGTAATACTCCTTGCCACAAGACTCGCGGAACTTCCCTGTCCCGAAAGACTTGGCCGTATTAACCTTGAGCCCAAAAGCTTCGAGGTATCGGACCACTGAATTCATGTTGCCAGTGGGGACAATAATGTCGTCCCCATAGACGCGCACCCTGCCCTCGTAGGATCGAAAATCCTTCCAGGACAAGCGGGACTTGGCGTCATGCTCGATGGCCATGAAGATGATGGCAGTAAAAACCATCGCCTCCACAGGGAAGCACAACGCAGAACCCATAGACGCGAACTTGGCCAGGCGCAAAACGCCATGACCAGGTACATCAGCCTTCCGGCTTCGCGTGGCATCGACCGCGCTTGCAAGATGCGGGAAATGCTTCAGCATCGCACGTACATGCTGATTGGAGACTCTATCGGATGCCTCAGACAGATCGAGAGTGGCAAGCTCTCCTGTCTCAGAACCTTCGCAAGCCATGCGCTGGTTAGGCGTCTGGTCGGCGAAGCCGATCATGGGGAACGGCAAAAGGCCGCCCTCCAAATCATCCACCAAGCGCTCGGAGATGGCCTGCTGCATGTACTGCATGCAGGTCGGCTCGATCGCAATGATGCGTGGAGTCTTCAACGTCTTAGGGACGAGAACGACCTTAACGGGTCGCTCGTCACCAGGTTCGAGGAATTTGACGGAAGCGAGGCGGTAGTTAAACCGCCAATTCGGGATGGCATACTCCCCGTAAGGGAGAACCCACTCGAGTCGCTGGGTCCATTCACGCTGATCAAACTTCCGGTTGCCCGAGAGTTTGTCAGCGGTTTTACCCGGTCCGTGCTTGGGGGTAAGTGTGCCTTCGTAGACCGCCAGGTCTGCGTTGGCCAAGACGTCCCCAAACAGGCGAAGTGCCATAGCCGCGAACTCAGTAATGAGCTCCTCCGGCATGGTACGATCACTTCGTCTCACATCCTGCTCACACTCAACGTACTTACGCAGGGCGCCCTGCTCGCGTGCATCGCTGCACCGAACAGAGATCTTACCGAACATCAGCGAAAGCTGACGGACGGCGTAGATGGAGTCCCTGCATGGAACGTCAAGCAAGTCACCACTATCGCGGTCAAACACACGGTCAAGGAAACCTCCGAGAAATCGGGGGAGCCCGCGCAGCCGAGAAAATCCGGCAAATGCGTCGTGACCAACATGCCCGTCGGCTAGGCTTTTTTCGAAGCTTTTGCCGAAATCAGGCAGGGTAATCGTGAGAAACGACAACCCTTCGTGTTTTGACCGAACCGTGACCGTTTTATAGTCGCGGACGGTGCTCACATCGCACAATGCGCCCAATTCAACGGACGCACAATACCAGAGCTCTGTCAGGCTTTTCACAGCTTCCTCCTAAGAGGTTGACTGTTCCTGCCTCACAGTAAGCTCGTGGACGATAGAACGTAGCCC